AGCTGGAGCTGTTGCAGGCGGAGTGATTGGTGGTGTTTCCCTTTATAGAGGTGGAAAGGATCTGTATAAAGGATTTACCTCGAAAAATGAAGAGGAAGCCGCTGCATACAAGCAGGCTGGTGCCGCAAGGATTGGCGGAGTTGCCATGGGGGCAGGAGTCGGTGCTTTAATCGGCGGACCTGTCGGTGCTTTAATCGGTGCAGGAATTGGCGGTATCGTCGGCAATATTGCGGCTAAACAAAGGAAAAAGGAATACGAAGAGGCTTTAAAAGCGGCAGAAGAACTCAAATTGGCAGAGGAACAGGCGAAGTACGAAACACAAGATTTGAAAGATGCTCTAGCTGATTCAAGCATGACAGCAGAGGAGTTCGGGCAGAAATTCCAGAAGGCAGTCGGAGAAAATCTGAAAAGACATTTTGGTGACATCAAACTGTCGATGCAGGAAATTCAGGATATTGCAAAGAAGATGACCTTCGGTGACAACATCGAAGGGGTTACTAAGTTTTCGGAAGCATCGTCATCCGCAGAGCAGGCATACAGCAACATGGAGACAGCTATATCCAATATGGATAAGCTGAATTGGAAGGCAAGCCTGGGTATGGAATTTGATGATTCAGACATCCAGGAATACATTGCTGGAATAGATGCGCTGATTCAGAACGCAACTGATTACGTGGAAAATAAGCATTATGAAGCGAAGACAGCGATTGACCTTCTCGTAGAGCCGAACACGGATGTTGATATGACAACGGGGCTTAATGCCGTATATGCAAGTTTGCAGGAGCAGATTAATTCTCTTGGAACGGAACTGACGGCAAAAGTCAATGTAGCATTGGAGGATGGAGTGATTACCCTGGAAGAACAGGCTGAAATCACGAATCTCCAAAATCAGATAAGTGAAATTACCCAGAAGGTGTCTGATATACAAACAGAGGCAGAATTCAAGGCTCTGAAGATTAAGTATAGCGGGGCGAACCTGGATGCAGATTCCTTTGCTGAATTGCAGTCTGAATTGCAGGAGCAGGTGGAAAGTGCAACACAGTCCTATGATGAAGCACTGAAAGTGGGAATCGCCAGCCTGGAATTACAGTTGAGTGAGGGGGCAATCGACCAAAGCCAGTACGATGAACAGATTCAAGCACTGGCGGAAGGATACGAAGCCAAAATCTCTGACATGCAGGTGAGGGTGGAAAATTTCCAGTTAGATTCCATCGCTGAAGCATACTCTACCGAACTGGACGGAATCTTGCCGGAAATCGAAGGAACCACGGCTGAAAAGCTGAAGACGGCATTGCACAATGCGATGGCAAGCGGAGTAGATGCGACCACCTGGGATACGGCAACAGCCTCGCAGTGGCTTGGAATTGATAGCCTGAGCATGGAAGCGCAGACGGCAATCACAGAAATGATGAGCGGCGTTGCTGAAACTGTTCCACAGAGTATGCAAGAGAAGATAACATCTGCCTTTAGTAGTGTTGATATGAATGGAGCGTATTCCGGCATTGATTTTGTCGGACCGTTTTCAAACGAGTATTATGAGCAGATGGCGGCAGTTGACTTGTCTGGTGCATATGCACCGCTGGTGGACAGCATTGGAACGGCTTTGCCTTCCCAACTTGCATTGATTGATTATTCGGGAATCGGAACACAGGTTGGAAGCGGAGTTGGTAGTGCAATCCAGAATACGGATATGGAGCCAATCAACTCAGCGATAGGTTCATTGAAAGGAAACACAGGAACGGCGATTGATTCTGCCTTTGCTGCCGGTTTTAGCACTACAACGCCGGTTACCATTACGGCAGATTACCGTCTGGCGAATCCGACAGCAACAATCAGCTTCAGTGGAGGAGGAAGCGGAACGGCTACGGTGTCTGCATCGTTACATGCTAACGGTGGATATTCTGACGGTCCGGAACTTACATGGTGGGGTGAAGATGGACCGGAGGTTATTATTCCCCTCGGAACAAAGCGAAGGAACCGTGGAATCGAATTGTGGAAAGAAGCAGGAAATATTCTCGGTGTGGGGAAGCACGCTGATGGCGGTATGATTGGAAACCCAAGATATAGCGCAAATCCGCTCCAAAACAGCGAAGGCCTAAACTATATTAACGAAACGCTTTCAAGAGCACCACGGGACAATAACGAGTTCTCAGACAGAGATATTGAAGATGTACCTCAGAATGAACCGGTTCCCGTACTATCTGGAAAAGAGAAGGAAGGGAATAGCATAGAAGTAAAAGTATCAGTGCAGGTAAATCCGACCTTCCAGGCAAACGGAAGCAGTGGAAAGGAAGAAGATATTGTTAGAGTCATCAAAGCCAATATGAAAGAGCTGGCAGATGAAATTGGCGGAGAGTTGGCAGAGAGACTGGAAATGATCTTTTCAAATATGCCGGCAAAGGAGGCGTAAGGCATGGATATATATTTGAGCGAAGTTGATAATAAGAGTTCAGACTTTACGTTTCCGGCTCTGCCGGAGAAAATCAAGACAAAGTTTGGAACCAGATACCAGACCTACGAAATTATAGGAAAGGGAACGGTAAAGATACCAAAAGGGCTGGAAGCTGATACGATATCTTGGAATGGGACCTTTTACGGTAAAGCTAAAAGAAGAGAAGTCATGATACGTGAGTGGACATCGCCCTCGGAATGTATAAATACATTACGGAGGTGGATGAAAAACGGAACAGTACTTAGACTTCTGGTGACAGGAACAACCATCAACTATGATGTGACAATCAGTGAATTTGAACCAGAAGAAGTTGGAGCCTATGGGAACATAAACTATTCGGTTTCCTTTGTCATTAACAAGGAATTGAAAATCTACACGACATCAGAACTGAAGATTGCTGCATTTGTCAAGAAGACCGTTCCACGTCCTACACCAGAGGCTTCATCAAGCAAGACTTACACCGTGGCAAGTGGAGATAACCTGTGGGCGATTGCCAGGAAGTTCTATGGGGGCAGCGGTTCAGACTGGAAAAAGATATACGATGCAAATAAGGATGTTATAGAATCAACTGCCAGAAGGTATGGTAAATCAGATAGCAATAACGGATGGTGGATATACCCTGGAACTGTATTTACTATCCCATAGGAGGCGCAAGATGATTGACATTTCAAAAATTAAGTACCGCCTTGTATTAATGACAGAAAATAAAAAGCAGTACAACATAAAGGACTATGCAGAAAGCCTGGGGTGGGAGGAAAATGACGGAGAGTTAGCTGTAAGGATTTCCTTTACTGTTAAAAATGAAAAAACAAGTGCTGGTCTTATATCCTCTTTGGCTAAACCTGGATGTTTAGTCGGAATCTTTGCCGAACATGGTTCCACCGATGAAGAAGTTGCTAGAGGATATATCACAGATTGGAAACCCACGGTATCAGGAAGCGAGGATAAGCTTGACGTTGTGTGTTATGACGAGCTGTATAATTTGCAGGAAAGCCAGGATTACATTTACTATTCTTCCGGAATCGGAACAAAGTCAGCAATCACAAAGATATTTGATGACTGGGAGATTCCGATGGAGAAATATGAAGGACCGGATATTACTCATGGAAAGCTGGTATATAAGACAGAAATGTTGTCAGAGGTGCTGTTGGACATCTTGGAAGATGCGAAGAAAAAAGGAGGCGGAGAGGCCATGATCCGGGCAGACAAAGGCAAAGTGAGCGTCCTGGAATGGGGAAGTAATAAGACAGTGTATCATTTTGAGGTTGATAACACGAAAATGGCTTCCCATAAAATGAGTACCAGCGGAATGGTAACAAGAGTTAAGGTTATCGGTCAGGAAGAAGACGATGGACGCTCCAGCGTTGAAGCGCTGGTAAACGGACTCACGAAGTACGGAATCAGACAGAAAATATATGTTCGAGGTAAAGATGATAGTGTGAGCAATGCACAGTCGGCAGCGCAGGATATCATCGATGAAAAAGGACAGGTCAAAGAGGAGATTACAGTGCAATCCCCGGATGTTCCGTTTATCAGGAAAGGGGATTTGGTACATGTTACAGTCGGAACCCTGAACGATTACTTTTTTGTGAAGGGAATTCGCCATGATGCTGATACCGGATCTATGAATATGGACCTGAAGAAAGCAGTAACGCAGACGGTGAAGGATAACCAGACCACAAAGAAATCCTATAATATAGGAGATATTGTTAATTTTAAAGGTGGAACCCATTATGTAAGCAGCTATCCGGGATCAACCGGATACAGCGCAAGAGCAGGAAAAGCAAAGATAACCATTAAAGACGGTTCCGGAAAAGCACATCCGTGGCACCTTATCCATACAGACGGTGGAAGTAATGTATACGGATGGGTCGATGAAGGAACATTTGATTAGGCATAGGAGGTGGTGATATGCCGTATCAGGGAAATCCAGGTACAAGTAAGTTGGGAAACGTGCTGTCAAAAAGAATGTTAAAGCAGAGTGAAACATCTCTTATCTTAGATTACGGCAGCATCGAAGCTGATTACAGTTTGAAGACGAATACATTCCCAGTTCCAATACCGAAATCGGATTATACGGTCTGTCGATGCGTTGGTGGTCTTTCACTAAATACCAGCGGCGGTGAACACGGAGGACATGAAAGTGGGAATGGATCTCACAGCCACAATATACCGGTTCCGGTCATAGAACCTGGTGATAGAGTTTTAGTAGCTTGGATTCAGAATGAGGTTACTGTTATTGATGTAATTGTTCCGGCCAGTTCGATACAGGGAGGTACAGCATGAGTGAAAATGCCTTATTTCCGGTGGTTGAAGTTCCGGAACTGCTGGAAGAATCAGAGCAGTATGATGAAAAATATAAGCCGAGCATAGC